GCCTGTGGAAATCCCAAAACCCCTCCCACCAGGTGTCCCCATAAACAAACCTGAACCGGTACGACCCAAACCAAAATGGGAACCCTCAGCGGCACTCGCTCGCGGATTCAACCGGATTCGGAGGGCAGTGAAGTGACTGAGGAACACAACGACACAACAACGGTGAAGGTTTCCATGCGCGACATTTACCAGGAGGTCCAGCGACAGGGAAAACTGCTGGAGAAAATTGCAAACTCCCTCCCTGACGCTGAATCGAAGATTGAAGACCACGAGAACCGGATTCGCAAACTAGAGATGCGGATGTGGCAGGCCATCGGAGGATTCGGTTTCTTGGCTGCAATCGTCAGCCCGTTGATTGCGGTGATGACCAGGTGAGTGGGGGATGTTGTGACTGTGATCCGGCGTGTAATAGATGCCTACCTGAAAGGACTGAAACACATTATGAGTAAACCATCCTGGAAGAACCGTAGACGCTACATCCTGGCTTCGTTTGTTATTGGGGCTTTCATGCTCATCGGTTCCACCATTGCAACGTTGACCGGCAGCGTGACCAACATCAGCGACCTGGTCACGGGTGGTGTAGCGTTAATAACTCTCATCCTCACGAGTTACATTTTTGGTGCGGTATGGGAAGATAAATCATTACACAAAGGAGAAAACCCGGATGGATAAGTTACGACGTTACTGGGAGTACGCTGCTGAGCGTGCTACAAAAACATTGGCACAGACAGCTCTCGCAACTATTGGTGTTGGGGCGGTTGGTATTCTTGAGGTGGACTGGATGAACGTAGGATCGGTTGCAGCTCTCGCTGGGGTGATGTCTTTGTTGACTTCGGTTCTCCAGTATGACCGTGTACCAGTGGAGAAGTAATGGCTGATTTAAACCTGTTTGAAAGTGTCAACGGGGTTATTTGCCCTATTGACCCGGCAGAAGCAGAAATGTGCGAATCCTGTCAATAATTGTGATACAGTGAGGATGTTCATTTGATATTCCTTTCTGCAAAACCCCTCGGACTGTTCTCCTAGTCGGTCCGGGGGGTTTTGTTATTCAATCCACTGGTGGATGGTGCGCCGTGTGACACCGGCTTTCTTTGCCAGATCGGTGACACCTAAACCGTTTGCGTATTCTTCGCGCACTTTGTCGCGGAGCACATCGGTGACGATTTGTAGGCGGGAGAGTTCCCAGTCGCGCATGTCTGCAACCATGTCGAGGCTGTGGCCTGCGATGTGTGCTTTTGTCATTTCTTGCATGACTTTATAGTACCGGTTGAAGGTGTCATTCCTTGTAAATGTCGTATGTGTGTGATTTACTGTCGCCATGAAGAAAAGGGCAACCTACGAACGTAGGAAAACAATGATTGTTGAGGTCAGAGAGTTTTGGCTTCTACTCGGTGCTGCAAGTTTCTTTGCTAGTGCTTGTGTCTTGTTGTCGTTTATGATCGCTTATTTAGTGAAGGGGTAGCAAATGTTTGATGTTGAGAGAAGCCACGATGAGGTTGTAATCGTTTCTGAGCATGGTTTTGACTGTGTTCACCGTGAAGGGGTCGGAACATTGGTTTTGACCATTACAGAGGCGCGTGAGCTATCTGAGAAGCTGTTGGAGGCCACCTTGCCGGGGTCGTTCGAGTTTATGAAGTTCCTGACAACCCCTGCTGACCCGGAGGACGGTTAACGTTCGTTGGGGAGAGTCCCACCCCACACACCATACGTTTCGTTGTTGGTGACGGCGTAGAGGAGACATTCGGTTATGACCGGGCACTCTTGGCACAAGTTTTTCGCCATTTTGCCTGCTTGTTGCCGGAGGCTTGATTGTGCGGGGAAGTCGTCAGGGAAGAAGATTTCTGGCACTTCCCGGCATGGAATGTGGTCGGCTGCCTCGACAGCTTGATTGAATTCCTGGTAGGTGTACAACTGTCGGTGGTTACGCATAAGGTGAGTGTATGAGAAACGAAAGCATATTCCAAGTTTACGAGGGTGAAACGTTCAACGGCGCATTGAATCTGGGTGTTTATGACTCGGGTAGCCCTGAATGGCATGAGCTTAGGTCCAGGGGTATTGGTGGGTCTGAGATTGGCACGATCATGGGTTACAACCCGTGGGAGTCAGCGTTCGCGTTGTGGGCGAAACGTACAGGGCAGATTCCTGACCCGCCTTTGGATGGGTGGTCTATTCGGTTCGGTAGAGCGTTTGAGTTGCCGATGCTGGAACTCTGGGCTGAGGAACACCCTGAGTATGAGGTGTTCTTGACGGGAACGTGGCAGCACCCCGAGTACGAGTTTATGCTTGCTAACCCTGACGCGCTGGCGAAGCATCGGGAGACTGGTGAGTGGATTGTTGTGGAAATCAAAACGTCTAGGGGTTCGTGGGGTGAAACACCACCACATTATGCAGCCCAGGTGTTGCACTACATGGATGTGTTGAACCTGGAACGCGCTGTCATTGTTGCTGTTGCGGGTTGGAATTATGAGGAACGTTGGGTTGACTACGATCCTTTCGAGGCGGAAGCACAACTCGCTAACGCTGCCCGGTTTTGGAATCACTTACAGAATGTTGAAAAACCTGAGTGGGATGGGTCTAAGGCAACGTATGAGGCCGTCCGGTATATGCACCCTGATATTGAGAATGACGAGGTGGATTTGGAGGAATTCGGTCAGGTTTTACTTTCAGCGAGCGAGAATTTTCGCAACTCTGAGACTGCGCTGAATGAAATCAAGAGTGTTGTGTTAGATCGTATGGGTACCGCTAAGTATGGTTATGTGATGCGGGATGGTAAGAAGTGGGTTATTGCTCAAAGGCAAGCAAGGGGTCAGGGTAAACCTTGGCTGGTAGTGAAAGGAGATAAATGATGGTAAAACTGCATGAAATTACTCCCGAGTTAGTGAGGGAGTTATCGGATAAGTTGGAACAGGATGAGATTAGGTCTTTGATTGCTGCCGAGGTTAGGTCTTTGTCTGATCAATGGAAATCGGCAGAAATTGAAACTATGGAGCTTTTAGCTCGGTGTCAGGTGCGTGCAATCAAATTGACTAACTTGGGTGTTCCCAAGTCGGAGGTTGCGCGTATGTTTGATGTGAGTGTTAGAACTGTTGGCAAATGGATAAAGTCTACTATTCGGATACCGGTGAGAGGAGTTAAATGATGGGTTGGAACCCGAATGATTATGAAATGGTTGAGGTGAGGATTAGGAAGTTCCTTGATGCTCACCCTGATGGCAGGATAGTGACGGAGGCTATCGCTGATGAGCATGACTGGATATTTAAAAGCTTTATCTATTTGGATGTGGGTGAACAGGCGACTGATCTTCCCAAAGCTGTTGGATGGGCGACAGAGAAGAAGGGTTCTAGCCCTTTTGCAGCAGAAGTAGCGGAAACCTCGTCGATTGGTCGTGGCCTTGCGAACATGGGCTTACACGGTAATAAGCGGGCTTCTCGTGAGGAGATGCGGAAGGTTTCTTCGGAGGGTAGAGATTTTATCACCGAGGCTAAACAGTCCACGTCCCCGGATGAGCTACGGTTGTTATGGACGGAAGCGAAAGCTGCTGGTGCCAGTAAGAACATTTTGGATGAGGTGAAAAAGTATGCCGAGGAACTTGTCAATTCTGCGGGCGAGCGTCCAGGAGGTTCTGCAAGCGTACCTGGAAGCGGTAAGAAGAAATGATCAGGACCAGATTCCGTTTTGGCGGGCTGTCCTTCTTGAGAGGATGGTGATGGTTGATGATGCCGTCAAACATTATCAAAGAGCTTCAGGAACTAACTCAGACTAACCGTAGGGGTGTTGATGCTCTCTTCGAGGCCGAGACAGAACTGGCTGAGAAGGAGCGCGAGTTGGACAAGGTTGAAGCAACGTCGTTTCTTGAGTCACAGGGTACTGTCGCGGACCGGCAAGCGTTAGCCCGTCTGGAGGCTGCTGATGCCCGGTTTGAGCGTGACCTTGCTAAGGCGAAGGTGAACAGGGTTCGGACGAAGCTGAAAGGCATTGAGTCGGAGTTGATTGCCCAGTCCACCATGTCGAAGTTGATGCAGGCGGAGATGAGGTTATGAGTGTTGCAACCCCAGAGTTCAATGA